GTAGTACAGATGGGCAATGTCCATGCACACATAAAACACCTGCATCTGGTAAATGGTATTTTGAATATGTAATAACTGGTGGTGGAGGAACTGGAGATTATTCTCCCGGTGCTGGCATTATGGATCCTAATACATATACTATGAATGATGGTAATTATAGTGATACTGGTTCTATTAACTATCTTAATAATACTAATACAGTTAGAAAAAGTGGGACTGAAACAGGAGATTATAGTGGCTCAAGAGGTTCTAACAACGATGTTATGGGTATTGCTGTAGACATGGATAATGGTGCTTTTTATGTTAGTAAAAATGGAACATTCCAAACAATAGATGGAGGTTCTCAAGGTGATCCTACTTCAGGTGCTAGTAGAACTGGAGCAGGTGCAACATGGACACCAGCTAGTGAATTTACTTCTGGCATGGTTCCTTTATCATCTCCAAATGGAGGAAGTCAACCAATAATAATTATGAATTTTGGACAAGATGGTACATTTAATAATGCAAAAACAGCAGGTGGTAATAGTGACGGTAATGGTCATGGTAATTTTTTTAGTGCTGTACCATCTGGGTATTTAGCAATATGCACAGCAAATTTATCTGTGGCAGATGAAATTGATCCTGCACAAACTGATGACAATTTTCCACAGAAATTATTTGGTATGTTACAATATACAGGTAATAATTCAGAAAGAACTATAGATACAAGTTTTCAAATAGATTTATCTTGGGCTAGATCAACAATTCAAGGTCAGAGCTGGTATGCTTTTGATACAACTAGAGGATTTTTTGGAGCTAGTTCAAATAATTTATATATGAAATTAGATACTGATGATGTAGAAGCAACTGCACCTCAATACAATTTTAAATCTCAAAGTGGTTCAAATTTTACTTTAACTGGTGGTACGTGGTTTAATTCTGGTAGTCATACACAACAAATGTGGAACTGGAGATTAAATGGTGGAACAACTGCTAGTAATTCTAATGGTTCAATAACATCTACAACTCAAGTAGATCCTAGTGGATGTATATGTGTAGGTACATATACAGCAAATGCTACAAATTCTACGATTGGACATGGGCTTTCAAAAAAACCAGCACTTATTATTTTGAAAAAAAGAGATAATCAAGATAGAGACTGGACAGCTTGGCATCATAGTTTGTCTAATACTCAAGGATATGCATACTTTTTTGAAAATAGTGCTGCTCAAACAGATAGTCAAATATGGCAAAACACAGCTCCAACAAGTACAGTCTTTAGTGTTAATTATGGTACAACAGAAACGAATGCTGCATCTGGAGATAAATTTTTATTTTATGCGTTTGCAGATTGTGAAGGTTATATTAAAATTGGAAAGTATGTTGGAAATGCAGATGCAGATGGTACATTTGTTTATACTGGATTTAAACCTGCATTTTTAATGACACGACCAGTAGATTCTGGAGATGATCCTTTAGTGTGGGATATACAACAATCTCCATATAATCCTATGCACAAAACATTATCTACTCATAATACTTCTGCTCAAGTAGATAATTCTAATAGAGAAATAGATTTTTTATCTAATGGATTTAAAATTCGTACCTCAAATTCAAATGCAAATACAAGTGATTCAGACGGCATATTATTTATGGCATTTGCAGAACAGCCATTTAAATACGCAACAGCAAAATAGGAGAAAAACAATGTGGGCTAAACTAAATTCGGATAAAGATACAATAGAAGAAATTATTGTAAATCCGAAAACAATGACAGTAGATGGGATAACCCATCCTAAAACTTTATTTTCTCTGTGGACAGATGCAGAAAGAAAAGCTATTGGTATAGTGCCAGTAACAACAAGTGGTACATCTCTTAATGAGAAGTATTACATAGAAAAAGATGAAGCATTTGCTATAGCAGGTGATAAGAATAGTGTTGTTAGAACTATAGGTGTAAAGGATTCTGATAGAAAATTAGCTGATGAAGATGCAACAGATGAAAGTGGTAATAAAGTAAAAGATAAAGATGGTAATCAAGTAATAAATTACGGATTAAAAACACAAGCAAAAGATAGAGCAACTAATAATGCTAATGATTTACTACAAGGTTTTAACTGGTTAATACAACGAAAGGTTACTGCTGATACAGCCATACCTTCAGCAGTGGTCACCTACATGGCAGCAGTGAGAACAGCACATGCTTCTATCTGTACAGCCATAGATAATGCCAGTGACATAGATGCATTTAAAGTTCTTAATACAACTGAATACAACGAGGATGGTTCTGTAAAAACTATAGCTAAAGTTGACGATTGGCCTGATGACAGTGGAGTAGAAGGATATAGAAGATGAAATGGATACTAGTAATAGGATCAATTATAGTAGTCTACATACTCTTTGCTCCGTTTGTAAAAGCACAAGATGTAACCGGTGAGGTAGAAATGAGAGCATCTATGCGTAACATGGTCTGTGCAAAAGATTTTGATTTTGCCCATAGGGATGTGACAGAAATACATGGAGAAGAAGTTATTTGGGAAGGTGCTGTAATTGACGGAAAGAAATTAGTAAGACTTTATATGAACAAAGAAAATGGCAAATGGACAATTTTTGAGTTATACCCTGATGGAAGTGGCTGTGCTGCCCACGGTGGAAACGAATCAATATTGAGGGAGGAAACAAGTGGCATCATCAACTGACGTAGATCCTGTAAAGATAGGAAAGTTAATACAGGCTGTAGAGACACTTTCAAAGGATGTGGAACGACTATCGAAACGATTAGATTCACTAGAGAGCCAGTTAGACAAGGGCAAAGGACTTTTTATAGGAGTTCTGTTAGTTGCCAGTGGAGCTGGTGCAGCAATATCAACATTAATGAATAAGTGGTTTTAGACAATGGCAAGATTACCTATTATAAAAAGATTACAACAAGGAGGAACTGCTACTGAAGATTTACCTGCACAAACAGGTGGAGCAGGAGCTTTTCCCGGTACAACAAATGTAGATGAAGAAGGTACAACATTTGTAAAACCTTTAAGTGGTGTTACTCCAGATCAAAAAGTAGGATTAACTACAGGAGAAAAATTAACCCCTCAACAAATGGCAATGCAAACGGGGGAAGAAATTGGAGATATTTCCGTAGCTACACAAACAGCAGCACCAACGGTAACGACAGGACAAGCTAGTACAACAGGATTAAATGTAGCTACACCTACAGCAACAGATGCTGTTGATTTTAAACAATCTGCAGATACTTACTCAGCATATGTAGATGAAAACTCTCCAACAGCAACTGCAGCACAAGGTAATTTATCGGCACAGTCTATAATTGGTGATCCTTCTACTATGGCCTATACAAATGCTATACAAGGAACAGTTTCAGAAGGCTCTCAAGCTACAGCTGCACAAGGAACAGTGTCTAATTTAAGTACAGTTAAAGGACAGCTGGAGTCTTTGTTTACAGCAATAAAAGAAGGAGAAGAGTTGCCTGCATGGGCTGCTCCTGCTGTACGTAAAGTAAATGCAATCATGCAACAAAGAGGGCTTGGTGCTTCTTCTATGGCAGCTGCTGCTATTACTCAAGCTGTATATGAATCTGCCATACCTATTGCTGCACAAGATGCTAAAACCTATGCCACTGTAGATTTACAAAATTTAAATAATCAACAACAGACTGCATTACAAAATGCTACAGTTTATGCTGCTATGGATAAGCAGAATTTAGATGCTCGTTTACAATCTGCCGTAAACAATGCTCGTTCATTTCTTTCTATAGATACTGCTAACTTGACAAATCAACAGCAATCAAATACAATAACTCATCAATTAGCTATGCAAAAGCTATTCAACGATCAAGCTGCAGAAAATGCTGAAAGACAGTTTAATGCTAAGTCTAACAATCAGGTTATGGAGTTCTTTTCTGAATTAGGCACACAAGTCGAAAATGCTAACATGACTAGAGAAGCTGCTATGAGACAGTTTAATGCAGATCAAGCTAATGCTACAGGAAGATTTGTAGCACAAATGGAAGACTCAAGACAAAAGTTTAATGCAAACATGTCTGTACAAATAGATCAAAGTAATGCTGATTGGAGAAGAAACATAAATACAGCTAACACTTCTTTAATCAACGAAACAAATAGAGTAAATGCACAAAACTTATTAGGGCTGTCAACTCATGCACAAAATCAGTTGTGGCAAAGATATAGAGATGAAGCATCTTGGGTTTTACAAAAAGCAGAGTCTGCAGCTGGAAGAGCCCATGCTTATGCTATGACTTCTCAGCAGAATGAATTTTCAAGAGATACGTATGAACAAGAGTTTAAAGATAATACTTATGCTGAAATGGGAAAAACAGTTTTGTATAAAGTATTTGGTTTAATTTAAGGAGATAAAATATGAGTGCACTTTCAGATTTATGGCATGGCATAAGAAGTGGTTTTGATATTAATAAAATGAAAAGAGATCCATTAGGAGCTGCCGGCAAGATTGCAATGATTTATGGTATAGGTAGTACAGCATATGGAGCTTTTGATCCTGCAGGTGCTAAAAAAGTTGGTGATTGGATGAGAGGTGGATTTGGATTATACCCTAATAATTTACAATCTGCTACATATCAGAATTATCAAAAATCTGTAGGACAAGGATTTCTTGAAAGAACAGTAAAAGGAGTGGGAGGATTTCTTGCAAGTCCTTTTGAATTTGGTAGAGATTTAAGAGGATGGTACAACGGGAAGTTGTCTTGGACTAATGTTAAAGATAGAAATTTTGGTTGGCTTAATACCCAAACTGCAGCAGATACTGCATCAAGAATACTAGCAGGTAGAGGCTCTGGAGAAAGAGGAGTTCCAAGTTATAAAAAAGTTGCCCACAGAGATTTTAGAGGAAATGTATTTCCTACCCAATCGGCTAATATATCAAACTTTGGAGCAGGTCAAACCAGTGCTTATAAACCCGGAGGATACTCTCAAGGTCTTATAACAGCAGGTATAACTCCTGAAACTTTAGCTATGCTGGGTTATAGGGCTGGACAAGTAGCTGGATCTGGAGGACAAACTGTAGATTTAGAAGACGTAGCACCTATTAAAACAACATTAACATCAGCAATAGGATAAAAACATGTTATTAAAACCAAAAAAAGAAGGAGACATGCCTCCAGAACAAGGCTCTATAGAAGCTTTAGATCCTTTTGATCACCCTGTACCCGGACAGTCTTTAACAGATGAACCCGGTAAATGGTCTTTTGAAAAACCTCCAGAGTTTGTTGACGTAGACGAAGCTGTAGCCTATGTAGTAGATAAAATAGAGAATAGCAATGGGGGTAAAGAGGAATTACAAAAACATATGTTAGCTGGTATACCTATAGAAAGTATTGTAAACACTATAGCTTTTACAGGATTTACAGATGGGCAGTGGAATCCTGACGTAGCAGAATTAATAAAATTACCTTTATCAGCCTATTTTATGATGATGGCACAAGAAGAAAACATTCCAGCTATTATGTTTAATAAAGATCCATCAGAAGATCAAGGTATAACTGATGAGCAGGTATTGGCAGGTATGCAAGAAAGCAATCCTGAAGCTTTTGCTCATTTACAGCAACAAGCAGCTATGATGCCAATGGAAGAAGAACCTATGCCAGAAGGATTTTTAGCTATGCCTCCACAAGAAGAGCTTATGGAGTTAGAAGAACAACCAGTAATTGAAGGGGAGGGAATGATATAATGCCTATATCTCCATTTTTAGCTTTTACTAGAGGTGCTTTTGAAGGATATAATTTAATATCGGAAGAAGAAAGAGCCTCTAAAGCTGCAGAAAATTTAGAAAGATATAAAAAATCTTTAGAGCCTGATACAACACGTTATTTTCAAGCTATGGGATCTAATGGTTTGGTTAAATTATTTCCATTAGCTGACGCAGGAGATTATACAGAAACGGAACTTCTTAGATTTGATATGAATACAATTAGTGAACAGTTAATACCAGAGAATAGAATATATATAGATCCTTATGGCATTACAAGAAATATAGATGACGATCCTGTTTTATCAAACAATGTAGATAAACGAGTTCGTTCCTATATGAGAGCATGGTTCGATGCAAATACTATTGAAAAAGGAGGTGAAAAAAATAAGTATACACAGTTGCCTTATGATTGGCAAAATGAGGCTTTTTTTCAACATCCTTATTATGGTATAATGTTTACTGATATAGTAATGAATGGTATGTACAAAGATTTACCTCCACCACCTAATAACAATGCTGTTCCAGTTGTATCTATGGATGACAATAAAAATATAAATGGTGCATTTGCTACTTACAGCAATGAAACTATAGGGCCAGCATATAATAGAACTACCCAACAGTATGAAAACATGACTCCAGATGTATTTAATAATACATTGGTTAAAAAATTTAATAAAATGAGAGGAGCACCTTCTACAGCTGCTAATTATACTGCTGAGTTTGGTCTTAATGCAATTCGTTTACACAATGCTCCTGTAATGACAATGGATATTACGGAACAAGACTATCTGCAAAATACATTTGGGTTTCTTCTTGGTCCTAATGAACAAGTTACTTATGGCCATCTTATGCATGCATTTGTTAATCAACGTGTTCCTGATAATAGAATGTTGCAAATATTTAACAATTCTTTACGAACATACAATGATCAAGTTGGTGAGGCACACAAAATATCTAACAAAGATATATTTAAAGCTTTTCAATTATCATCACCTGTTAGAGCAGAACATCATGGTGCCTCTGGCAGAATAGTTTATGATGATGCTGCTAGTTATATTCAACAGCATTTTGAAATAAATTTAGAACAATTAGCAGTAAGGTCCGGTGCAGGAAAAAGTGTTGTAGAAACTGTAGCTTATATGAAAAATAATTTAGCAGATTTTGAAGAAGACAATGGGTATTTTCCTCCTATTAGTAAACTTTTATCAGGACCTTTAAGTTTTCTTTCTGGTATATCAAAAGCACCGGGTGGTGCAGATTTAGTTTCTCAAACTATGTCTTTATTTACCAGTGTAGGTGAAAATTTAGGGATAAGACAAGATTCAAAAATATCAGACAAAATGACTCGTTTAGCTAAGGCTGCTCAGTTAGAGACTCAAGGTTTGACTGGAGATAACCTTGGTGAAAAAGCAATATTGACAGCAGCAGCTACAGCAGCTAGACATGAATATTATAAGTATATGTTAGCTTATCAACTTGCTGTAGCTATACAAGGTGGTACCGGTGGTAGAACCGTGTCCGACCAAGACGTAGAAAATATGTTAAATGCTATAGGTGATAGACTGTTTGCTAATGGAAGAGTACAAGTAGCTGTACTAAATACTATTGAAAAATTTGCTCAAGATATTGTGGATAAAAACCAATATTGGTCTAACTCTAAGATGGGTATAGATTATGCCTATGCTGCAGATGCAATGGATAGATTTATGTATGGAGGTGTGTCTGTAAATACAGAATATGGTACAGCTCGTACAGAATATGCAGGAGCAATGCTTTCAAATGAAATAAATAAAGTTGGTGAAGAGGAACTTTTACCTGAAATAGCAGGTCTTAGAGATAATATTTTAAATGATGCTTTAATAGCTAAAGGTATTATTAAACCTGATGAAATTATTAGCTACAGAAGGGGAGTAGATTTTAATTTAAATTTAGAACATCATATGAAAGTTAATGATTTTTTAACTAAAGACCAGTATGGAATGCTTGTAGATAGGCATTACTCTGGTAATAAACAAGCTCAACAGCAATATAAATCAGATAGGGCTTATGAAAATTACGTAAAAACCCATAAGGCATATAACGAAAATTAAAGGAATTAAAATGGCTGAAGAACAAATAATAACTGATGCTGACAATCAAGAAATACGTAAAGATGACAGTGGTGTTAAGGATAAAGTCCTTGTAGGCAACCCTCTAGAAGGATTTAGATGGGTAGACCAATCTGAATATAGTTTTACAGGAGTTGAAGAAGGATTGCCTGTATCTTCAAGTGGAATTACTTCATCTCTTCCCGGGCAGCCGGCTTACATTCCTCCAAGAGATCCTGTATTTGGACCTAATGTTCCGTTACAAAGAGCACAAAAAATGGCTTTAGAAGATCCTGATGTTGCTACAAGAATGTTTTCTTCTCCAGAAATTATAGCACAAGTTGAAGAGGCTGAAAAACAAAGGCTGCAAAGATTAGAGACTGCAGAAGAATTTTTAGAAACTATAACTTCTAAAAAAGATTACGATTTGTATCTTCCAGAAGAAATACCTGAAAATTTTCTTAAAGATGAAAATGGAGAAATTAAATATAAAACTGTTATAATAGAACATCCTTGGAAAGGAACAAAAACTGCAGTTAAGGAACCTTTATTTAAAAGAGTAACTTTTAGACATTATTTAGGATCTGCAGGAACAAGTGAATTAGGATCTCCTGAAAAAGGAGAAACTGTTGTATTAGAAGGTATAACAAGATCTGAAGCTATTAGAGCATCTCACCTTTACACAGATATTATGAAAAGACGAGGAACAACTAAACCTGTATGGGCTACAGGTAGATGGTGGGAACGTATTCCCGGATATACAGCAGAAGGTCCTTTAGGATTTATGAAACATCCAAAATCTGGAGAAACAGCTTCTTTTATGGAATTGTTGTATGGTACACCTATATTGGGAGATGTGGCAGCAGGGGTAACAGCTATTCCTCGTCTTATTACTGACACAGGTACTGTAAGTGCTTTAACTTGGGCTATGAATAAAGAAAAAGAATTTACAGATTGGATACGTACAGGAGGAGATGAAGAAGAATATTTTCATGAACAGGAAGTTTTAAACAAGCAATATTTGTGGTCAAGAAATGTTTCAGCAAGACAGATTAAATATATGTTAGACAAACCTGAAGCAGAAGGTTTAGATCTATACGTGCATCTATTAGGAGAAAATGTTGCATTTACTTTAGGTGCTTTAAGAGCTACAAGATTTTTAGGAAAATCTAAAACTTTTTATGCAGATATAAACAATGAAGTTTTTGAAAATTATAGGAAAGAAATTGTAGCCCGACTTAAAAAGGCTGGCATAAAACCTACACAAAAAAGAATTGATAAAGAAATGGATAAAATTTCTGCTACTGAATTTCATTTGGATGCCAATAAACTTATAAGAAATAAAATTTTACCAAATTATGCAGGAGAAAATGCTAGATCTGTAGACAAACTTAGATTAGCATATAATAATGCTAAATATAAAGTAGGTGCAAATCCGGGATTATTTGCAAGAGATGTGGGAGTTACAGAATTAACTTTTGCAGGAGGTCAGTTTCTTGGTATAGATCTATGGGGTGATGATGAAATGTTCGGTCAGTTAGCTCTAGGTTTAGGCTTTGCTGTATTTACTCCCGGTGCATTAGATTCAGCTATACGAACTGGCCAATGGCTTGGTCTTAAAGCTATTGACGTAGTAGATCAAGCCCATACTTTAATAGGCATGGACTGGCAATTTGGTCAAAAATTAATACAATCAATAGAAGGTACAGGAGACAGTGCTTTTTTACAAAGTATGTTAGTAAATGGTGAAATAAATAAAAAACAATATCAAAGTGGTTTAAAGTTTTTTCAAGCTTTATCACAAATGCCTGATAATTTTAGACAAAATGCCATAGCTTCTTTCAAAAGAACACAGAAAGTTAAAGGGGAATTAGAAAGTTATGTAAGATCTTTAACATCTGTAGGTGTAGATGGTACTGCTTTACAAAAAGGCCAAGGATTGGCAGACAGTAAATTTGGACAACAATTTGAAGTTGATCCAAGTTTACCAGATGAAGTTAATATTAAAAATGTTATAGATGATTTTAATGTAACATTAGGTGCAACATTAGATATAAAACTTTTAAGTTTAGCAGAATCTAAATTAATAGATCAAGCTCAAGCAGGATTAACTCTTGATTATAATTTTCTTATGCAAGCAAAAATGGCAGAAGATAAATTTAAAGCAGCTTCAAAATTAAATAGACTTCTAGATACGTTAGGTGCATCTTTTCCAAAAAATTTAATATCTGATGATTTACAAGCTTTTTTAAAAGAAGCTACAACTCAAGTCAATTCTGTATATGCTGAAACAGCAGAAAATATAAAAATATTGAAAAATATAGCAGGGTATCAGTTGGGAGCTGAATTTTCTAATAAGTCAAGAGACTTGGCTAGACTAGACCATTTAATAGACGGTTATCATAATCTTCGTCTATTAGAGTTAGAAGTTGACGGAAAACCTATTACTACAGAAGATATTAATAGAATAAGAAAAGAAGCAAGCAACGAAAAGTATATAATACGTAGAAATATTATTGCAGATGAAATGAAAAATTCTCATGCAGGTCCTGCAAACAGGTTTACTGCTTCTGAAAATAGTGCTGTACACTATGTTCAATCTTGGGAAGATGTAAAAGATATTGGCAGTCGAAAGTACAAAGATGCATTAGAAGATGTAGATGTAGTTTCAGAAGATGCCTACCCTCTTCTCAAAGAATTAGTTGAAGAAGCAAAAGCTACTCCGTCTGAAGTATTTATAGGTGCTAGTGCAGATGATGTAGGTACAGTATTAAATAATATAATAGATCCTTTGGTAAATAAAGAATTAGATAAATTTTATAGTCAATTTGTAGGTAAAGAAATAGAAGGAATAGAAGGAGGCTTTAAAAATGTTGATGAAGTTAGAAATTATTTTGAAGAAGAATATATATCTGCTTTTGGATCTTTAAATGGTTTAGAAAAATTTGAATCAATACAAAATTCATTACCTGCATTTGCTGATGAAATGGGAATAGCCATAGACGATTTTGGTTTAAAGCTTACAATGGATGATTTAGATCATCTTATACAAGGACTAAATAGCAGAATATTTAACGGAATAGCTAACTCTAATATACTTACACGATCTAATCCAGAATCTATGGCTCAAGTGAGAAAGTTAAATGCAATAAAAGGTAGATTGGATAGTGAATTAGCCGAAGGTGAAAACATAATAAAAACAGAATACAAAGCTAATTGGAAAAATTATAAACTTGCAAAAGAATTTTGGAAAAATAATGTTTCTCCTGTGTTGTATAATAATGATATTACTGATTGGGTAATGAAACTTAATTCACCAACTAGAAAAAAGATAACACCTAAAAATAGAACACAGTATGATCATGCCAACTCTTTATCAGGTAAAGGAAATAAAGATGGATTTTTAGACTATGTATGGAAATCTCTTCAAGATGATCCTGATAAAGCTATGGAAAATATAAATAAAACTTTTGGTGTTTGGGATGGCACAAATTTTGTTCCTGTAACTGATGATATGATTAGGCAGGCTGAAATAGGTCCTACAGGACAAGGAGCTGGTCGTTATTTAGGATATACTGCTGCTGAGTTAAAAACAATAAAACTGAGACGAGAAACTTTTGGAGCAAATCTCAATGATTATTATGTAGCAAGGTTTCAAGATGGTTTGGCTAAAGCAGGAGAAAAAGCTGGAATACCTTCTAGAGAATTAAGAAAATTAAAAGATGGTAGTGTAGATTACGACTATTACATAGGTGTTCTTGATGATGTTAGAAAAGGAGTAGTTGATCCAAAGACTAATCTAGCTAAAATGGCTTTAATAGCACAAAGAGATTTGTTTAAAGAAGCCCATATGATAGACAATTTAAATACAGATATTTTTAATTCAAAAAGAGCTTTACAATTAAGAAAAAAATTAGAAGCTGCTGATCTTACCGATACAAAAATAGCAAAAAAATTATACGATGCTGACACTGCTTTAAAAAATTCTAAAAATTCTCTAACAGATGTAGAAACTATTATAGCCCATCAAGAATTGATTCAAAATACTGTACAAAATATAACTGGCAAGTCAGTCAATGTAGATCAATTATTTAATCATCTTATATTAGAAGCAGCTGGTGAAAATAGAATAAAAGAATTAGAAGATTTTTTAGTTCGTGGAAAAGTGTCTGAAGAATTAAGAATGCCTACAGGTTCAGCAGGAACTACAACAGTAGGAAAAGGTTATACAACTATGACAGGAGGACAATTATCTCAAAAACAATTTGATGATGCTATGTCTAAAATTCTTGCTGCAGGAATTAGACGGGCTTCTACTACAGAAATTAGAGTAGGAAGTCCAACAGGAGTTGGTAGATTAGATTTAGGGCCTAATGTAATTGGTACTCGTATGGAAACAACTGTTGATTACATAAAGATGATGTCTATTTTAAAAGAAAATGAAAAAGCTTTAGCACCATATATAAATGTAAAAGCTATGGAAGTAATAGGTGCTATGGGCCAAATAATGGACCCCGGATCTGTATCTTCTATTGGTGTAAGTATTGCAAATCCACAAGCAGGACTAGCTAAATTTACCCCAGCATCTTGGATAAGTAGATTTTATGCAGCTCAATCAGGCAGAACATCTTATAGATATATAGGTGCTGAAGCTCTAGTGGCTGCTTTATTAAGAAATAAACATAACGTAACTTTAGCTTTACTTGAAAATAAAGGTGCTCAAGAAGCTTTAGCAAATATGCTTATTTCTGGAAAAGTACCCAGTAA